AACCAATGGTACCAACGGCGTGGACGGCTCCCCGGGAGCCATGGGAATCCCTGGACGAGACGGGGAAGACGGAGACCCTGGCCCGCCTGGACCTCAGGGAATAGCTGGTACCAATGGAACCAATGGTACCAATGGAACCAATGGTACCAATGGTACCAACGGCGTGGACGGCTCCAGGGGACCGCCAGGGAGCGACGGTGACGACGGGGAGTCGGGCTTCATGGTGGCCATGTCTCCTCGCGGCCTGAATCACCAGCAGGTCATGATGAGGATTTCGGTGGGAGCGTGATAGTCTTAGATGCCACCACAAAGAGCCTCGAGATAATACTCGCGGCCGCGGTGACCACGAACCAGCTGCCAGTCGTAGCTGCCTACGCTGACCTAGACACCGTCTCCATCTCGCCCGGCTCCAGCGATACCGCGTCCAACAGCACTTCGGCGGTTACTATATTGGCAGCTCCGGCCGCTAATCAGCAGAGACAGCTCAAGTTCTTGAACGTCTACAACGCCGACACCGTCGCGGCCATCGTGACTATACGGCTGAACGACAACTCGACCACGAGGATTTTGATAAAGGTGACCTTGTCCGTCGGCGACAGCCTGACGTACTCGATTGCCCAGGGATGGAAAATCACGGACGTCAACGGATTCATAAAGACCGGCAACGTCACGAATTTCATGAGGGACATCTCGAGCTTTAGACACTGCGGCGGGTCGAGCCTGGAGCGGTGGTACTACGCGAGCCTGGTAACTTGCTCGGGAGGCACGACGGCCACCAGCACGGCCAATGTCCTCAGGGCAGTGCCGTTCGTAGCGCCAGCCAGGGGAGGGGTGCTGGACAGGATAGGGTTCTTCGTCACCACGACGGCGGTGGGAAACGGCAGGATAGGGCTCTACGACACCGCGTTTGACCCCAACGGCGATCGCTCCGTTTACCCATACAGTCTGCTGCAAGACTCGGGTTCCATATCCACGGGCACCCTCGCGGCGAAGACCTTCACGATCAGCCAAGCGCTGAATCCAGGACAGATATACTGGCTGACGCTGCTCACGGACGCTGGACCCAGCGTGAGGGGAGTATTGCCCGCGTGCTTTAGCCACATGATGTCGTTGCCCAGTACCATGGGAGCGAGCGGTTTCTACAATTACACGGTGGCTTTCACATATGCGGCTTTGCCGACCAGGTTCCCCTCGGGAGCGGCGTTCAACGGCGCGTCTCCGCTGCCGGCGCTGGCGATGAGGTTCTCGTCATGATATTCCTAGACGCCACTACCAAGAGCATAGAAGTGGTCCTCAGCGTAACCGTGGCGAATAACCAGTGCCCGGTGGTGGCTTGCTACGACGACGTGGACACCGAGAGCGTGCTGGCAGGCAGCTCAGACACCGCGACCAACAACGCTACCGCTGTCACGGCGGTAGCAGCTCCTGGCAGCGGCAAGCAGAGGCACGTCAAGTTCCTCAGCGTCTACAATGCGGACACCGCACCCGTGCTGCTGACGGTGCAGCTCAACGACAACTCCACCCTGCGGGTAATAAAGAAACTCGTGCTGGCTCCGGGGGATAACCTGACATACTCCAGCGAGTGCGGGTGGACGTGCGTGGACATGAACGGTTTCACGAAGTTTACCGCGCAGGTCTACGCGCTGCGTGACTTCTCGAGTTTCCGCCACGCGGGAGGTTCTAGCTTGGAGCGGTGGTACGTGGGCGGCATGGTAGTGAGCAAGCTGATAACCACCGGCGCTCCCTCAGCTAATAATCTCAGGGCCATACCGTTCGTCTCGCCGCACAGGGGAGGGACGCTGGACCGGCTGGCCATACAGATAACTTCCGGCGTAGCGGGTAATTTCCGGCTGGGTCTATACCAGAACGTCGAGCCCATGGGCAGCGAGAATCTCTACCCCGGCAAGCTGCTCGCGGACAGCGGGTCCATATCGACCAGCGGCACCGGCGTGCAGTCCTACACCCTGAGTCAGGCGTTGCAGCCGGTGTCCTTGTACTGGCTGGTGCTCTTGAACAGCGCGGCGCCCACCATTAACTGTCTCCCGGTCGACGCCGTCAGCTTCATGCTGGGCGTGAACTCCGGGTTGGGTCTAGCGATGAACTGGGGTTTGTTGCTGTCTTTCGCGTACGCCGCGTTGCCAGACCCGTTCAGCGCCGGCGCGGTAGACCAGACGACGACGCCGATACCAGCCATAGGCTACAGGTTCTCAGCATGATATTCTTAGACGCCACCACTAAGTCCCTGGAGATAGTGCTCGGAGCGGTCGTCGCCACCAACCAGCTGCCGGTGACGGCCTCGTACGCGGACCTCGACACAGTCTCCATCACGCCCGGGAGCTCCGACACGGCCAGCAACAGCACTTCCGTCGTGACCGTGGTGGCCGCGCCGGCGAGCGGCAAGCAGCGCCAGCTGAAGTTCCTCAGCGTCTACAACGCCGACACCCAGGACGCCGTGGTAACTGTCCAGCTCAACAACAACTCGACCGTCAGGAAACTCGTGAGCTTCACGCTCGCCATAGGTGAGACTCTGCTGTACAGGGAAAAAAGAGGCTGGGAAGTCACCAGCAAGTGGGGCTCGGTCAAGGAGTTCTGCACGCGCAGTTTTTACTCAGACTACTCGCTCATCAGGCTCAAGATAGACCCGATAGCGACCACCAAGTCAGCCTACTGGGCAAACATGTACACCGCGCAGGGCACCTTGACGGCGCAGAGTTTCTCGGCCAACGTGTTATACGCGCTGCCCATAATAGCCGGCATAGGAACCCAGACAATAAACTGGATGTCGGTGAACGTTTCCACGGGTGCGGGTAACTCGGCCCTCGGGATATACAGCAACAAGATGATAGGCGACGACTTGAACTTGTACCCGGGAGCTCTCCTGTACGACAGCGGGTCGTTCTCGACGGCTACCACAGGCACCAAGCAAGTAGTCCCGCTGATAAACTTGAACCCGGGACAGCTTTATTGGCTCGCGTTCGTCAGCGACAACACTCCTGCCCTGAAGGGACCGAACCCCAACGGCGCGTTCAGCTCCATCCTCGGGGTAGAAAATACTCTGACCAGTCAAATCTGGGGAGTCGGGGTGTCGTTCACGTTCGGCGCTTTGCCGGACCCGTTCCCAGCAGGGGCAACCGACAAGAGCAACGCCGCGTCTGGGCCCTGCCTCGGCATAGGATATGCGTTCGCATGAAAATCATAAGATTACAGTCCTCAGATGACAAGCAGGAGAGGAGATTCTTGGTCTTCGACGACGTTCCCGAGCTGGAAGTCAAGGACGGCTCGTGGGTGCTCAGGGCCTGGAGCCGCCGAGACTGGGGCTCGAGAGTCTGCGAGATATCTTACGACGACGGGAAGGTGAGCTTCACGCGGATAGGGCTGGGGCCCAGCGTCAGGGACGCCGTCGACGTGGCTCTCTCTGTAGCAGTATCTAACGGGCTGGTCGATGGCGCCGAAGTCCTAGCCAAGGACGGCTCGACGCAGAAGAGGCCCGACCTGGCTTATTCCGACGTGGTCGACGCGGCAGTAGCTAAGTTCGACCAAGACAACGACCCAGAATTGCTCGAGTAGGGTATAATCGAAACTTGAGAATCCAACATAAGGAGAATGACACATGCCGGGAACTCCGAAGAGGATCTTTGGGCCTCTCGCCCTCACGACGACCCTCACGACGAACGTCTACAACAACGCCTCCGCCTTGATTTATGACCTGATCAGGCACATCCATTTCGTCAACAAGACGGCGGGATCGGTCACGATTTCCCTGTGGTTAGGCGCCACGGGAGCGAACGCGGCCGGGACCGAGCTCCTGAACGGGCACGTGCTGGCTGCGCACGCCGAGTTTGACTATTACTGCGCGTTGAAGCTCACTTCGTCTGATTTCATCGTGGGTGGCTCCGACACCGCGACAGCCGTGACGATCATCGGCGAGGGAGAGCAGTACGTGGTCTGATGGGACAGTTCGACGACTTCATAGACCTGGCGGACGAGCTCATCGCCGAGAACGGCGAGACTTCCACGCTCGTCCGCGCGGTAGACGGCGCGCCCGCGGACGCGAACAAGCCGTGGAGGCCAGGTACCGCTGTCGTGACGAGCTACCAGACGCCGGCAGTCTGGCTGGACGAGCACCTCGCCGCCAAGGCTGGATTCCTCATCAAGGAAGGTCAAGCCTTGGTCCTGATACCCGCTAAAGACATGCCCGTGAAGCCCGACCCGGCCACCGACACGATAACCAGGGCAGACGGGTCGAAGCACGCCGTGGTTGACTGCGCGCCGCTCGACCCCAACGGGCAGACCATCATCTACCAAGTGAAAGTAGCGAACTGATGCCGTGCGTATTCGACGTGGCGAGAGACGAGATACAGGGAGCCTTCTGGACCCAATGGCAGACAGGCACCCCGGCCGTCAACGGCGGCGACGTGCCACCCGTGTTCTGGGAAGGCCTCGGCTACGTGGGCAACGAGCCCGAGGACGTCCCGTGGGCAACGGCGTTCATACGCCACACGCAGGCCTCGCAGCGTACCCTGGCTGACCAGGTCGGCAAGCGCCGCTTCCTGAAGCTCGGCACGATAACTGTCCAGATATTCGTGCCCGTGGGCGGGGGGCTGGGGAAAGCAGAAGAGCTGTCAAAAGTCGCCAAGAAGGCTTTCGAGGGAAAAAGTACTGCAAGCGCGGTGTGGTTCAGGAACGTTAAAATAGTTGAGGTGGGGATAGAAGACCCCTGGTACCAGGTGAACGTGCTCGCCGATTTTGAATATGACGAGCTGGCGTAAAGGAGAAAACTGATGGCATTGCTTGAAAAAATCGACTCAAACATCACAGGTTTGAGATACGCAGAGGAAGCAAGCCTCGGCCTGCTCCCTGACCCAGAGAGCGACTCCGTGTGGAAGCCGCTGGAGCCCAACAGCTATTCGGACTTCGGCGGTGAAATCACCACGATCGCTCGTAACCCGATTAACCCCTCTCGCCAGCGCAAGAAGGGAGTCACGACTGACCTCAAGGCAGCCGGCGGCTTCAACACTGACCTCACGCAGGAGAATCTGCAGGACATCCTCCAGGGATTCTTCTTCGCGGACCTGCGCAGGAAGGACGAGCACGACGTCGCGACCGTCGGCATTCACTACGAAGCGCTGAGCGCGGTCGTGGTCGCTGGCGGAACTTCCGGCTACGTGGTCGGCGACCTGCTGACCCTCGTGGGCGGCACCTTCGGCACGGTAGCCAAAGCGTACGTGGCCACGGTCAGCGGCGGTGGCGTGGTCTTGACGGTCAACTTCACCGGCACTGGGGCAGTCAAGGGAGACTACACGGTCGTGCCCGCGAATCCCGTTTCAACCACGACCAGCGGCGCGGGAGTCGGGACCGTCACGCTCACGGTGACCTGGGAAACGCTCGAGGGAGACTACGTCGTCACGGCAGACGGAGACAACTACGTGGCCGGTGACCTGGTGTTCGCGAAGAATTTCGACGACGCCATCAATAACGGTCTCAAGCACGCCGTCGCGGGCTCAACGACTACGTCCGTCAAAGTCTCGGAGACGCTCGTTGACGCCGCCACGCAGACTGGGACGATCAGCCGCGTCGGATACAAGTTTGGTTCAGGCGAGCTGTCGATCGACGTGTCGGGAGACCTGCCCAAGCTCGTCTCGACTGGGAGAGACTTGACTGAGTTCGGTCTCATCCCAGGGGAATGGATTTTCATCGGCGGCGACGGCACCAACGAGAAATTCGTGGCCGGCACAGGAGAGGGCAATGGCTTCGCGCGCGTGCGGTCTGTGAGCGTCACGGAAATGGAGCTCGACAAGACGGCCAACGAGATGGTGACCGATACGGGAGCTGGAAAAGTCATCACCTTGTTCTTTGGGAGAATCCTCAAGAATGAGCTCGGCAGCTTGATCAAGCGCAGGACGTACCACGTCGAGCGCACCCTCGGCGCGCCTGACACCTCGCTCCCCAATGACCTGCAGGCGGAATACCTCGTGGGCGCGGTGCCCAACGAGTTCGCCATGAACGTGAAGACTGCTGACAAGATTACCTGTGACCTGACGTTCGTCGCCATCGACAACGAGCAAGTAGACGCGGGAAACCTGAAGGACGGCACTCGCCCGCCCATCAGGGAAGCGGCGGCGTTCAACACGTCTTCGGACATCCCGAGGATCAAGCTGAGCAAGGTAGACCCATCCAGTGGGGACGTCACGCCTCTCTTTGCCTTCGCGGAAGACCTGAAACTCACGATCAAGAACAATGCCACGCCGAACAAAGCGATCGGTAAGCTCGGAGCGTTCGAGGTAACGGTCGGGACCTTCGCGGTCGGCGGGGACCTCACGGTCTACTTCGCGGACGTGGCGGCTACCCGCGCTGTCCGCGAGAACGCGGACGTCACCATAGACTTTCATACCGTGAAGCAGAACGGCGGCATCACGTTCGACATTCCCTTGCTGTCCCTCGGGGACGCGCGCGTGAAGGTAGAGCAGGACAAGGCAATCACGTTGCCGCTGTCCGTCGAGGCAGCGACCGGCGCTAAGATCCACACTGACCTCGACTACACGCTGTTGATGGAGTTCTGGGACTATCTCCCTGACCTCGCCAACACTAACTCTTGATGGATGACCCGGCGACTGGGAAGTAGAAATAGGAGAAGCGGGAGCGCCCCCGCTTCTTCGGCGCTTTCGGAGATACCGATGGGAGTCTACAAGACATTCAAGATGGACGAGGACGTACAGTCCACGGGTATCGTCCTGGACTATGGCGACGGGGAGTGGGTAAAGATAGCGCGCGCCGGCGGCACGAACAAAGAGTATCTCAAGGCCATGGAACGCTTCGGTCGAAAGTACCGCAAGCAAATCCAGCTCGACGCCCTGCCCGAGGAAGTGGCTCGTGACCTGTTCTACCAGATTTATGCCGACACGATCGTGCTCGAGTTCAACGTCACCGACCCGTCCACGGGCAAGCCTTTCCCGCCGGGGAAAGAGAGCTGTCTCAAGATGTTCCGTGACTTGCCGGACTTTTTCCAGAGCGTGAAAGACTCGGCCAGCGAGCTCGCTCTCTTCCGCGAGAACGTCGACGATATTTCCTCAAAAAACTCTGTGAGGTCCTGATATACGCGCTCGATCAGGCGCCTCGCGAGGAACGGATAGCGCAAGAATGCATGCGGAGCAAGCTGCCATTGCCCAGGGCGATAGCGAACGCTCCGCAGTTGGAATGGGACCTGGAACTGTACTGGGAAGCGTACACGGACCTGTCTACGTGCCGGCCTGCCAGCTTCAGCAGCGTCCTGCCGCTGCCCTGGACAGCAGTAGTTGACTACGCAGCCGTGAACGGCTTTGATTATGAGCAAACGCAATCTCTCGTATTCTTTTGCCGACGAATGGACAACGAGTTCTTGAAGTGGCACGAGCGTAGCGGCGGCAACAAGGTATAATAGACGTCATGGCTAACGGCCTCGCAGAGTTTTCCAAGAGGATGAAGATAGTCGCCGAGCTGGTCGCCGAGAACGCCTCGAAGACGATCCGCAAGGCTGCCATAGCTGCTGACCAGGTAGCAGTTCTCGCCACGCCCGTGGACACCGGGAGAGCCAGGGCGGGCTGGTTCGTCTCCGTGGGCAAGCCGTCGAACGAAGTCGGGGAGCCGGTTGGTCCCCCGAGGCCCGCCAAAGACGACCGCTCGAAGCCCAATTCGGCCAACGAGCCAATCGCGACGCAGAAGGCGCTGAACCAGGCCCTCGCCGCGGTGGCAGACTACAAGGTCGGTTCCGGAGACTCCATCTTCCTGGCCAACAACGTTGCCTACATCGGAATCCTCGACGCGGGACGCGTGGACAAGCACGGCTCGCTGCAAGCTCCCAACGGCATGACCCAAGCAGCCGTGCAGGCTGCCCGCGAAATCATAAGGAAGGCCAATGCCGGAAGATAAAATTTTAATAGAGATAAGCGAGACGGGAGCTCGCGTCGTCAAGAAGAACATCGAGGACATCGGCAAGTCTGCCGGCGAGTCGGCGCCGCTGGTCGAGGCGCTCAAGAAAGCGCTGGAGTTCGTGGGCATCGGCTTCGCCATCGGGGAAATCGTGCGCGAGTTGAGTGCCTTCGAGCAGGCCGTCAAGAACGTCTCGGTCATCACGGGTGACACCAAGGAAGGATTCGAGGAAGTCGCGTCCGCGGCCGAGGAGATGTCCAAGGTCACCACGTTCTCCGCGATCGACGCGGCCGGGGCGCTCGGCACTTTCGCGCGCAGCGGCTTCCAGGTCAGGGACTCGGTGGTAGCTCTGAAGCCCGTGCTGGACCTGGCCAGGACGTCCATGACCGACACGGGCACGGCGGCGCGGCAAGTCAGCGGAGCCCTCAAGGGATTCAACATAGACGTGTCCGACTCGGCCCACGCGGCGGACGTCCTTGCCAAGGCGTCCACGCGCACGCCAATAGAGGGGCTCGGGGAGGCCATCAAGCGGGTTGGCCCGGCGGCGAAAGCCACGGGAGTCTCCCTGGAAGACGTCACCGCCATCCTGCAGGACCTGTCAGACGCGCAGATAGTAGGTCGCTTCGCCGGCATAAGTTTGCGCGACGCCCTGCAGGACCTGGAGAACCCCACGGGTAAAGTCGCGGTGGTCCTGAGGGCCCTCGTGGGAGACCTGGACAGCGTCAAGCCCTCAGTTGTGGGCGTGATACCCGCTTTGGAAACGTTGGCCAAGTCTGGCGTGACTGGCGAGATAGCCCTGCAGAACTTCGGTCGCAGCGGGTTGGCGCTGAAGGCGATACTCGACGAGGGTATCCCGCGCCTGAAGAATCTGCGCGAGGGCCTGAACGACGTCAGCGGCTTCGCCGAGAAGTCAGCTACCTCGCTCGACAGCACCCTGCGCGGCGCGTTTGACAAGGTCAAGAACGCGTTCAACTCCATGATACAGGAATTCGGCAAGGCAGGCGCGACGGACGTGCTGAAAGGCAGCCTGTCAGGTCTCAAGGACATCCTCGAGACTCTGCCCACGGCATTCCAGGTGGTGTTGGACAGGCTCAGACCAGTCGTCACGGCCATCAGCGACCTGATAAAGAACGCCATCGGGCACGACATAGAGGTGAGCTTCGAGGGTACTGTCCGCCTCATAGCCACTGGCATAGACACCATAGTCGGCGGAATCAAGGGAGTCCTCACCGCGACGGGACAAGTATTCATCGACATCTTCAAGGTCGCCCAGTCTACCTGCGTCGAGGCAGCCAACCTGATAATTCGACTGCTCAACGACTTGCTCAGCGTCGTGCGGCTCAGGATCAACGACCTGATCGAGTTCATCAACGTCAACGCGGCGCGGGTCGGCGTGAACATAGACATACACCCCGTGGCCGTCGGGAGCATAACTGAATTCAAGAACATATACGCGACGGGTTTCTCGGACATCGGCAAGAACGCCTCAGAGGCTTTCAAGCAGTCTTTCGAGCAGACGAGCGCGACGGGAGACTTCGTCGACGAGATATTCAGCAAGAAGCGCGCCGCGCAGGCAGCTGCCGCGGCCGTGGCCAACTCGGCGAAGACGGAAGTGTCCGCGCCCACGGCTAGCGGGGCGCCGTCTGACGCCGGCGCGGCCAAGCTGTCCGAGGCAGAAGCGCAGAGAAAACTCATACTCGGGGAGCTCAACCAGCAGCTCACCAAAAGCATAGAGCTGACTGCGGCCTTCGCGGGAGTCGAGGGTGGTACCGGTCCTGTGCTCGACGCGGTGAACAAGCTCCTCGCTACCGACAAGAACCTCACAATAGACGAGGCTTTCGCGCTCGCGCAGCAGGGAATCGAGCTGAACAAGATTCTCGAGCTTGAGAAGCGCCGCGGACAAATCCTCGAGAGCATCCACGGACCCGCGCGACAGGCCGCGCAGGACGTCACGATACTCAAGAACGCCCTCGCGGCAGGGGAAATAACCGCCGGCGAGTACACGCACGCCATGGCTGGCCTGCAGGAGCAGCTCGTCAAGGACGACGACGTCCTCGGGGGCGTTACCAGCCAGTTCAAGAAATTCGACGATTCCGGTAAACAGCTCGGGATAACGATAGGTCAAACACTGACGGGCGCCATCGACCAAGCTTCGGGTGCCCTGGCCGACTTCGCCCTGAGCGGTTTCCGGAACGTCGACGACCTGAAGAAGGCCTTCTCGGACCTGTTCGCGGGAATCGCCAGGGACTTGCTGGCTCTCATCATCAAGCTGCTCATATTCAAGGCCATCAAGACGGCCCTGGAATTCGCCGCGGGTGGCGGAGAAGTGCCGGCGGCAGCCAGCGGCGGCGAGATCAAGGCATATGCCTCGGGTGGCTTCGTCGGCCGGCAAGGTGAGCCTATCCTCGTGGGTGAGAGGGGACCCGAACTTTTCGTGCCCCCGTCGGCGGGGCAGATAGTGCCCAACAACAGGGTCGCCGGGTCGCCCAACATACAGGTGCCGGCGGCCAAGGTCATCGTGGTCAACAACGAGGAGCAGGCCAGGGCCTACATAAACTCGCAAGAGGGCGAGAAAGCCGTCATACAGCACATCGGAAAGAACCGCAACCAGATTAAACAGCTGCTCGGAGGCGCGTGAGATGTCTTTCAAGAAGGGGACGGCCACTGACCACGTAGACTTGCTGGAGCAGCTGATAGCGTTCGCGACGGGGCGCGGCGTGGACGCCGTCGCGGTGAACGCAGCCGGGACGCTGTACACCGTGGGAAACATCCTCACTGCCGTCGGCGGCACGTTCAGCTCTGCCGCTACCTTCGAGGTAACGTCCGTCAACGGCGGCGGGGGAATCACGGGCATCCGCGTGGTGGAGTCTGGTACCTACACGGTGGACCCGACGAACCCGGACACGCCCACGGGTGGGACCGGCTCCGGCGCCACCCTGAACTACACCATGGCAGACGCCGGCTGGAGCCTGTCCAGGGAGTCCTTCTACGCCGTGTCAGCCACGCCCGGCGCCCCAGGCACGAGCTACCTCGTCGGGCAGCAGCTCGAGGTAGTAGGTGGCACCAGCGTGGAAACGGCGGTGTTCCAGGTCGCGACGATCAACGGCGGCGGGGGCGTGACCAGCGTCGTTCCCACTTCCAGGATAGGGGAGTACACTGTCTCACCCGCCAACGCGGCAGCTACCACGGGCGGCTCCGGCTCCGGGGCTACGTTGAACGTGGTTTACACTCCCAACAGGTGGGCCATACTCGAGGGAGTGGGCTCCGGTTCTGACCAGATATTCGTGGGCATCCGCACGTTCACGGACTCGGGCGCGAACAACTGGGAAATCGCCGGCATGGCAGGTTACCAGTCAGGGGAGAGATACATCTTCCAGCCCGGCATCTCTCCTGGTCGCTACGAGGTTCCCGACCACGGCCACTACGTGCCGCTGAATAACTCGACGATAGACTACTGGTTCTTCGTCACCGGCCGCCGGATCATAGTCGTGGCCAAGATGGGAACCACGTACTCGAGCTGCTACTTGGGCTTCCTCAACCAGTACGGCACCAGCAACGAGTATCCCTACCCGCTGTGCGTCGCCAGCCCGTCCAGTTTGTTCAACCGCGTCTTCTCTTCCGCGTCCGCTTCTTTTTCTGGGATAATCGACCCGATCGGTCATGTCCTGGTCCCGGACGCCGGGCCTATATCTGTTAGGGACCCGGGCGGGTCGTGGATACAGTTCATGAACTCGGCGCTCTCGGGCGGAGGCAGGACGCTCCGGGACAGCGCGGTCGTCTATCCCGCGGGACTCGCCACGCTCTCCGGGGTCGCGGACGTCGACAAGTTCGGAGTGGGCTTGCTCGTGCCCACGGGAATCATACCAAACGAGAACATCCCCGGGACGCAGACGTTCAGCATACTGCAGACTCCGGACAGCCCGGAATTCTCCAGCGTGCTCTGGCCGGCGACGTTCATCGAAGCGGTACCTGTACGCCAAGCCCTCGGGGAACTGGCAGACGTTTACTGGGTATCGGCCGAGGGCGAGTCCACGGACTTGCTGGCAGAGGACACGATAGAGATATCTGGAGACCTTTACATAGTGTTCACTCAGGCCAATAGAACTGATGTCTGGAATTTCATGGCGATAAGGAGATCGTGAGAGATGGCTACGTACGTCCAAGGATCGGCTACTACGCAGCAAGATTTCCTCGACCAGCTCAGGATATTCCTCGAAGCCAACGGGTGGACCACTGACCGCTTCGACGTGCCCACGAAAGACTTCTCGACGCACCTCGGGACGGTCTATGTCCAGTTCCTGTGGACCAACGCCGCCAACATAGCCATATTCCACTCTCTCGGGTTCGACGGCTTCGCCGGTCCTGGCGGGCATACCGACGACAGTGGCAACGGGGACAATGTGGTGCCGATCGACACGCAGAGGAGACTCAGCGACATCGGAGCAGGACCATTCGAGAACCACTGGTTCTTCTTCAACCCGACCACGGCTACAGTCCACGCGGTCCTCGAGTTCCTGCCCGGCCTGTATAGGCACTGCTCCTTCGGGACCGTCACGAAGTTCGGGACGTGGACAGGCGGTGAATTCTGCTCCGGCCACGTCGTGGTGGTCGCTAACAAGGCAAACGTCTTCGACACCGGTCACTCGCTGGCGCTGGACTCGCGCAACACCGATGACTCCCACTCCTGTGCCACTGTGCACTGCGAGGGACTCCCGGGGGAGAACGTCCTCAGCAAGTGGGGAGTCGTGTGGGCAGGGGCGGACGGCTCCACGGCGAATGACAGGGGAGGTGAGCCGCGGGTGAATCTGCTGGGCGGGGTAAGGGAAGGTTTCTTGCCCAACTCGCTGGGCTGGCTCAAGGCCAACCCCTCGAATGGCTTCATCCCGCTGATGCCCATACGACTCTGGCAGAGGTCGAGCGTGGCGAGCCCGAAGACTTTCAGGCTGCTCGGTTCCATGCCTGACGCGAAGCTCATCAACATCGCCAACGTGACGCCGCAGGAGGAGTTCGTCGCGGGCGGCTTCACGTGGAAGTGCTTCCCGTGGTCGCGCAAGAACGTGCAGGCGCAGATAGACGCCGGGGAAGAGGGATCAGGTAACCGGGGAATCGCCTACAAGAAGGTGTGACGATGACTGTCTTCGCAGGCTTCATACCTGACGGCGTGTTTGGCCACGACTGGTCAGGGGCGTCGACGTCGCTGGGCACTCCGCCGCAGTGGCAAATAGAGGAAGCCCATGACGGCGAGTTTCTCCGCGTGCTGGGCGACGACGCCTTCGGCCAGAAAGGCGCCCGCGCTGCCGCGGCTGCTCGCGCCCGCAGGTTCAGCGGCATCTTGCCGGACGAGATTTCTAGCACCTTCTTCGAGAGCATAGTGGTCATCCCGCGCAAGCAAACTCTGGGATTCATCCTGGCCAACCAGACTTTCTCGTTCGACGTCTACAATGCCTACAGGAGAGAGAAGAGGATTCTCAGCAGCTGGGTAAACAACTCAGACGCCGGAATAGACCAAGTCAACATGCCGAGCTTGCCGCACACGTACAACCCGCTGCAGGGTCAAGTCCTGGTGTTCTCCATCACCGAGGCCGGGGCTCCCGAGATATCTGGAGACATCGACTTCGTCTTCGATACTGAGACCATAGTCATCCCGGTGACCGGGCAGCGGGCGATCATGTTCGCGTTCGAGCCCGATACCCCTGTCGTAGAACGACTGCTCTTCAAGACAGACATCATGAGGAAGCGGGACGGGAGGGAACAGAGATACGCCAACCGCCCGATACCGCGCCAGGTCTTTGACCTGACCTATTCGCTGACGGACTTCGAGCGAGAGCTGTTCGACACGATACTCTTTGACTCGGGCGCGCGAGCCCTGGGGCTCCCGGTGTGGGTAGAGCCTATGGTGCTCACTGCAGATGCCCCCGCTGGCACTCTCACAGTCAACGTTGAAACTACCGCCTACGCGGACCTGCGCGGCACCGTGATGCTCTTCAGGAGCCCGGAATACTTCGAGTCGCTAGAGTTGGACAGCTTCACGGCGGATACCGTGACGTTCAAGACCGAGTCTCTCAGGGACTTCGGGGCGGGCGAGAGACTCTACCCTGTCCGCATAGCGTTTCCAGGTGACACTGTCCGGGGAGAGAAGATAGGGAAACAGCTACAGATAAGCCGCTTGACCTTCGCCGTGGAGGACAACGACGCGGACCTGTCGGACGCTTCCGGGTTCAGCAGCTTCGGGGGGTTCGTCTTGATAGACGACCCAAACATGGTTGACCCGACGCTGCAGGAAACCCTCTTCCGCCAGCAGGCCATACTCGACAACGACACGGGAACCTTCGAGGTCTCGTCGGAAGTGTTCCAGGGCCGTCGCGGCCAGCAGAAGATATTCTTCTCCAACTCGCGCCGGAGACTCTGGCAGATTCGCCAGCTATTCCATTTCCTCAAGGGCAGGGCGGTGTCGTTCTACATACCGACGTTCTTCGAGGAGCTGGTACCCGTGGCTACCGTCACCAGCGGGCTCGGCACCATGACGATCAGGAACGTGGGTTACACCAAGTTCATCCAGTCACGGAAACCGCGCAACGTGATACGGGTAGTCAAGACTGACGGCACGAGCATGACGGCGACCATCACGAGCTCCTCGGAGATAGACGTCGACACGGAGCAGCTGAACGTGACGCCCACGTGGCCGTCTACAGCTACTATCAGCCAGATAGAGCGAGTGGAGATGCTGACACGTTGTAGGATAGACGAGGACGTCTTGACCATCAAGCACACGACGGCCAAGGGTGACGCCACCGCGGCGGTGCCCATGACGGAGGTCTTCGAGTAGAGCATGTCTTTCGACGCGTATGAAACATCAGTAGAGTCTGGGTCGCCAGTTGAGCTGTACGAGTTCCGCATCGGCGCGGCGCCGTTCAGGTTCACCACCGGGCAAGAGGACTTCACCCTCCTCGGGTCGTCCTGGAAAGCGGTGCCCATATCGCGCGGCCGGATAGGCGTGTCGTCCGGCGACGCGGCCTCGGACAGACTGGAGGTGAAGCTCCCGGGTAGCTTGCTGTTCATAAACCAGTTCATACGGTTCGTTCCGGGACAAAAAGTTACGCTGACGATCAGGCGTTTCCACCGCAACGACCCGGACCTCGAGTCTATCATCATATTCAAGGGGACCATACTGTCTGTCTCGTTCCCCGACAACGGCAGGACGGCGCTGTGCGTGGTGGCCCCATCGACGGCCGCGAAGTCACGACCCGTGCCGCGCTTCACCTACCAGGGCTTGTGCAACCACATGCTGTACGACGCGCGCTGCAAGGTCAGCGAGCACAATCCCGCGTTCGAGAAATTCCTCCCGTGCACCGCGTCGACGGACGTCGTGCTGACTGTCACGGGAGCGGGCGGCTTCGGCTTCGCGGACTTCTTCGAGATGGGCTTCATCGAGTTCGACGGGGACTTCAGGATGGTAGTGAAGCAGTCAGGAGACGACCTGACGCTCGTGTTGCCGTTCGGCGAGTCGCCGGTCGGGT